CTGATATCTCTTGAGTGGTTGACATAACACATTTCTCGTTACGTTTGAATAGTTCAGCTTCAATTAGATTGAGACCAGAGAATGTGGGATCGTCAGATACAACACGAACAATCCAGACTTCTTCACGCATCTGGACAGAGTTAGTAGTACCATCAGTATTAGTACCTTCATCGTTCCAGTGACCAACACCGTTGTATGCTGTGCAGCCACCATGAATGTTAGTTAGAAGTGTCTTGGCATCTTCAAAGGTTTTTCTACCCACTGCACATGGGATATATACTTCATGTATGTAGTTCATTTTCTATTCTTTCTATGTGATAATAGAATACTTCCCAGTTGATACCTATATTACAGTCATGATTATTAGCTACTGTAAGTAGTATATCTTCTGCTTGGTCATCAGATATCTTTTGACCTATATCGTCAGCTGCTTGGTGTATGTCTTCAATGCACCAGTCATCTCTTAAGATTAGTTCACCTTGTTCATTTTTTGTTATGTGTGCCATCTTCATCCTCATACCAATGTGGTTCTGTACCAACAATAATTTGTGATATAGCGGCACAGTATACATCATTATCACTATCATGCATTATAAGAGTATACATATCAGATGCATGTTTCCATGTTTCAGATACTTGCCAGTGATCTACAAGTGTAGGTTTGTTGTCAATTGTTTGTTTGATTTGCCAAGATACCATGTACATGCTTATGACTTTTCAATTTCTTCTACTGTAATGTCTGCTTCATAGTCACCATCGTATTCTTTCCAGTATACATCAGCATCGTATCTTCCTGGAATAGAGTCATCGTAAAGTGCTATTTCTTTTGCATGTTTATGGGAATCAGCTTCAACGGTGGCAATACAGTACACTGTATAGCTTCTTGTTATTTCGTATTTAGGCATTTTTAAGATACTCCTGTTTCCATTCTGAGAAAGCATAGCCACCCATTTTACTGAACTCGTGTAGTGTGTAGTTTTCTACCATGAGTGCAAGCACAGTTGCGTATGCTTTGTGTTTAAAAGTATCTCTTATATAGTTGTTGATATCATCCCATGATTCTGGGATAATTACAATATTGTTGTTTGATAGATCCATCAGTGACCAGCCTTTCCTGTGTAACCGTTTGAGTTTAGTTGAGTTCTACGATCACTGGCATCTTGCCTATCGATACGTTCAACATCTTCCATTTGGTCACGCAAGAAATAATACAGCTGAGTCATTTGCTCTGCAGGTGTTTTGTCATCGTATGGGATAAAACAAGTCTGCATGAATTGATAGTTATCTATCATCCTTTGTATTTTCTTTTCTGTTAGTGTCATTAGATTTCTTTCTGTTGTAAATCTTCTTTGACTGTACAACCTGTTTGCCTTTCCTATTCATAAGCATAGTACGAGCAATACGGTTGACTGGTTTGATTGGATCCATCTTTACCTCGTTGCAATATATTTTATTATATTTAGTATAATAAAGAACAGCAACATTATGATATAGACATATCCAAATGTCATATTACACTTTCTGTATTTCGTATTCAGTAATGTGTTTGATAAGACCTACGTCTTCAATGACACCAGCATCAGCAAGTACGCTAGTAGCTTCTTGAACATAATCAGCACGAGTTGATATGATACGTCCTGATTTACTTACTATTGTTTTAATGTTGTGATCCTTAGCTATTGAAAGTAGTGTAATGATTTCTTCTTCTGATAGTCTATCTATCATAGTAAACTCGACAGTGTTGTGAACGATTGCTTTTATGTCATCGGTTTCACTGTCAAGCCATTCATTATCATTAGACATATGTGGTATTTCTCCATGCACGTTGTCGGTTCGACTAAAAACTGTTAGGGTATCCCTCGTTTTCTGAGGGAAGGTTGCGATGTTGGTACGAGGCTCCAAGAGCAGGGCGGGCTACTATTTAGCCCTGCGACTTAAAGTGTCCCGAAGGGACTCAATAATAAAAATACGCAAGCGCCTCTGGTGCTACAAGGCTAACTAAGACCGAGCACACAGAGTCGCTATCTGGTGGAAACATTGGATGTATGGCATGTTCTTATGTTTATCCCATACACCCGCCGAAGCTATTTGAATAGCTTGCGTGATCTGTAATTAGACCACGACTAGCTGTGGTTGTTCACCCAACATAGGTGCATACGGGACGCTTCTCTCCCCGTCTTGACTGTATACAGCACTGAACACCCGAATCTGATTCTGCGATGTGCCCCACCCTGGTTATTAATCCATCGTGCTTAGGGTTCTTTTGAAGTATACTACGCTCTCACCGAGCTTCCACGTTTTTTCATTCAGTCCATATGTGTCCTAGATGATTTCAGATTACTAGGGTACGGTGCTTTTCCAATATGCATTCGTATTATTGCAACACAGTGATGACAGGCTATTGTGCCTGAGTTTCAGAGATTATCTGCAGCGGTTCTGCAGTACGTAGTATATGAGAATTATTTATTAGAACAGATCGCCAGGTGATTCTTGAGTTGTTGTAGTTGGCTCAAGAGATTCTACAGCTTCAAAGTTTACACCACCAGTTGGGGCGTAGATTACATGATCTGTTACTTGGATTCGTGTTAGAGAACTAGCAACGCCTTTACGACCAGCGGTATCATAGTTGTATTGAAAGACAATGACGTTAGCTTTGGAGCCATTACCGATTGTGGTAACAGATTCCATAGGTGTTAGGTCAGCTTTTACTACTTGAACCTTACCATTGCTTTCACCATTAGCTTTCATAGCTTTACGTTTAAGACCACAGGTGAACATACCATCGTCATTTTTGAACAATGCTCCGTCTTTTCTACGGAACATGATATAGTTGTCTTCAAGTTCTTTGACTTTAGCTTCATCAGCAGTAGCAATTTGTAGCTCATACTGTTCAGCACCAAAGGGATTGACAGGTTTGTCAAGTTTTGGATAGTTGATAGTTACATCAGAGATCATGTAATCACGGATTTCTTCTTTAAGCATGGGATAGTACCTTCCTAGAAGTTAATGACACATCCTGCCGTTTGTTTTAGGTGGCTGAGGCTAATCCACTCGGGTATGACTACTAAGGATGTGTTTGATGAGGCTCCATGAGTTGAAGCCATATAGAGGACACAGCCGAGGAACGAGGTCTGTGGCCTACATTAGTTATTTGAAAGACTCTATAAGAACTATGATAAATGTTACAGTGCTTATAGTTACAACTTCTTTGTATCGTATATACCAAGGTTTTGTACCAAAGGTGATCCATTGAGATAGACACAATAGACCATAGATAAAGAGTGTTGTTAAAAGAATTACAGTAATCATTAACTGAAGTCTACAAGTGTCAATGCATAAGTAACGACACCAGTTACAGACATAATACCACAGATGGCAATTATGAATATGTGTGAACCAGACACAGTAGCAAGGAATGATAGAACAAACCCTACAACAGTAAGCATTAGACCTAGAATAGTGTTATCCATATTAGTCTCCTAACCACTCGTTGAGTGCATGTATTAAGGGTGACAGGCATATGAATAAGAGACCTGCCAGTGATGTTGCGATACACATAGCAACAATAGCGAATACGATATCATACATTACAGATCCTTTCTGAGATCTTTGAGAATGGAGAGAGCAGTTAGAAGCATGCTCAGGCTGTTCCTTTAGAGTAGCTCTTCAGGATACGAACACATTCTTATCTCACGACAAGACTGGTTGTGTTCAGACTCTATAAACTGATCGTAGTCTAGGTTGTCTGATACAACTTCAGCACATGTGATGTTGACACCAAAGTGTTCGGTTGTGTTGAACTGGACGTTACTGACAGTTCCATCAGTGTTAACAGAATATGTAAACATATCTGGGTTCCTTTCAGGAGTTGAAGTACAATATTATACTTACCGTTACGTAAAGCAGCAAGCGATAGCGCAGTCTGCTATCTTTGTTACTGATAGGCATTTATAGTATGTAAAGAATAATCCAATACTTGTATTGGTGTTGATTAAACTCACATGAGTTTACCTGCGGAGCTTTGAAGTGGTAGCTTCAACACACTATGGATATCCTTAAGTGCTATTAGTACCTATAGATACTTATATGTATATAGAGTTACATTCCAAAGAGGTTTCTATAAGGGGTATATACAATTAGGTATCGTCCCAGAGGTTACTCATAGTACTCTCCCAGTGTACTCGATCTGGTAATGATCTAAGTAAAGTACTCCATATACCCCTTATAGATACCGTTAGTAGCTCTATAAGGCTCACTGACAGCCCTTAAGGGTACTTAGAGTGGGGATAGTACTCCAAGAGCCTTAGCGGCGACTGAGCGAAGAGAGAAAGACACTATAAGTATCCCGAAGGGATTCGATTATGATTGAATGATGAAAGAGGGGGTATGAAAGTGATAAGGGTACCTATATATATTGGTACTTTAATCAGGCTTACTCAGGGACAACTAAGAGGACACAAGACACATGAACAAAAAAGAGCTAGGTAAACTGCTCAAAGAAAAGCAGAGAAGGTCTAGAATCAAGGATTATGAACAAAACTTTACTAGGTTTGCAGAAGAACAAATACAAATCGTTACTAAAGACGTATCTAGGGGGTTTGTTCCATTTAAATTCAATGAAGCTCAACAGATAATTACAGAAAAACTGGAGGAACAGAAGAATGCTACTGGCAAAGTTAGAGCAATTATACTCAAAGCTAGGCAACAAGGGATATCTACATATTGCGCTGGACGAGTCTTCTGGAAAAGCTACTACACTCCCTATGCGCGATCAGTTGTCATGGCTCATGATTCGGCTACGTCAGATGCTTTATTTAATATGTCCAAAAACCTTATTAGAAACATGGAGGGAGATCTTGCCCCTAAAGAAATACGCAGTAATGCTAAAGAAATTATTATTAATAGTCCCGCTATGTCTGATAAAGATGCTACTGCTTCTTATCGGTTATATACAGCGGGGTCTCCAGAAGCTGGACGAGGTACTACGCCAACTATAGCACATTGCTCCGAGGTTGCATTCTGGCAACATGACGAGAAGATCCTAGCAGGACTCTTCCAGGGCATCTCTAGTGCTGATGGTACAGAGGTTATCCTAGAGTCTACTGCTAATGGTGCTCAAGGAGAGTTCTACAGGCTCTGGAAGGGTGCTGAGATGGGGGAGAATGAATACTTACCTATCTTTCTACCGTGGTATATAACCCCAGAATACACTAGGGAACCCCCAGAGAATATGGAGTTGACAGTTGAAGAAGAAAAACTACGAGATAAACACGACCTCACAGACGGACAACTCTACTGGAGAAGACTTAAGATTGCAGAAGGTGGAGAACTCAAGTTTAAACAAGAGTACCCCTCAACAGCTGACGAAGCGTTTATTATGTCAGGATCTAACGTCTTCAACCTGGAGCGTTTGGACTCACTAGTACCTCAGTCTTATGAAAGAAGGTCTGAATGGGATCCCTCATCTAAGATGTTTGATGAAAATAAAGAAGGTTCTTTGTACATATATCAGTTTCCTGACTGGAATGAACCATATGTTATTGCTGCTGATGTAGCATTGGGTGTAGGTCAGGACTATTCTGCTGCTGTTGTGTTAAATAAACGATATGAAGTTGTAGCACACTACAGAAACAACAGGATTGACCCTAGTATGTGGGGTGAGATTTTGTTTTATTTAGGCCGTTATTATAATAATGCTCTATTAGCAGTAGAATCTAACTCTATGGGTATAGCTACCCTGCAGAAACTAGACAGTACAGGTTATATAAACCTATATAGGCAAACAAAGATAGCTAATGTGTCTTCAGAAGAAGGGATACGTCTAGGGTTTAGAACTACATCTGCTACAAAACCAGCTATTATAGCTAATCTTAAAAACCTAATAGAGAATGAAGAGATACTTATACCATCTGTGCAGATAATCAAGGAACTTAAAGACTATATTTCTACAGATACGGGTAAAACAGAGGCTGCACCTAACTGTTATGATGATTCAGTCATAGCATTAGCTATAGGTTGCGAAGTATTACGTACCCATTGGGACAGATTAGGTACTTCAAATGTCTCATGGAAACAAAAGATGTCTGGTATAGAACAACCTGAAGTCAATTGGTTATAACCCTATACCACTATATATACGGATAAATAGACCTCAAACCCTTAGTGGAAGCCAAACAGTAATTTAATCTACACACTGTTTTGTGTGTTAATCTATATACCCCTTATAGAACATAAGGACCCTTAGGGTCTAAGAGATCCGCGTTGTCCTCATGCGTCCGGTGGTACGCAGCGGTATACCACCACTTATTTATGGAGTATAGTATGACTGTAGAAGCTTTTCTTAAATGGAAGATACTTCCAAGACTTATGATGTTAGCAAGTACTGTTATGTCTTGGAGATGTGCCGAATGGTTCATGTCTATACCTGACCCAACAGGAGCACAGTCTGCTTTTGTATCTGTGGTTATGGGTGTTATGACAGGCGTATTCGGGATTTGGATGGGCCATGAACATAAAGCGTAGCCCCTGTGTGGGGATTTGTACCCTAGATGCAATGGGTAAGTATTGTGTTGGATGTGGAAGAACCATAGACCAAATAATAAAGCGAGGAAACAATGCCACCAAGAAATCATAAAGATTGGGTAAAGCAACCAAAGGTTGAATATATTAGCTCTAAAGTTTATTCAGACTGGGGTTTATATAATCAAGAACTAGAATCTATCTTTTCTAAAGTATGGGTTCCTATGTGTCACATTTCAGAAATGTATAATAAAGATGATTATCGTACTACACAAATTGCAGGTCAAAATGTAATTGCATGGAATACTGGTGATAATATTAAAGCTGCATACAATTTACAGATACAATCACCTGCTGGTAATCTTAATTCTATTGATAGAGGTTGTGGTAAAAAACTACATTGTGAAGTTAAACACGGCGGCATGATATGGGTAACACTTGACCCTAACCCTACACAATCTGTAGATGAATGGACAGGTGGAGCATTTGATTGCATTGCTGAGGCTATTGACACTGAAGAAATGGATGTGTTTCATTATCATAAAGCAGTTATTGACACTAACTATAAACTTTGGCATGACACGAACAGCGAGTTCTATCACGATTTCATGCATTACTTTAATCGTGTGTCAGGATTTAATGATGAATATTTCGCCAGAAAAAACATTCCTTTTGATAATGGTCATGTTAATGTTAGTAGCTTTACAGTTAACTACGAAGAGTACGATGGTTTCGAAGACCGAGGTGAACTCTCATTCCCCAACCTTCCACCAAACCAATGGTACATGGTCGATCTGTTTCCGGGATATAATTTTAACTTGCGTGGAAGCGCATACAGGTCCGATACAGTAACACCACTAGGACCAAACAAAGTACTAATTGAGTTTCGTGGATACGGCCTGAAGAAAGATACACCTGAAGAACGACAGACACGTATCAAGCATCACAACTCTATATGGGGGCCATTCGGTAGAAACCTACATGAAGATCTTATAGGTGTAGCTGGTCAGGGTACAACTATGCGAGAAGGTACAGAGAATAGAAACATATTACATGGTCGTCATGAAAACCAAACTATTCATGATGAAGTAGGTATGCGTCACTATTATGCTGAGTGGTCTAAGTGGATGGGTGTTGATTCTATGACAGGAGAAGCAGCATGAGAAAATATAATGAGACCCTCAAAGTGGAAAAGAAATAATTATAAAAGCCCTATTGTATATTTAGGAGGAGAAGAACCATGTCAATTACAAAAGGTGGAGAAACCTTCTCCGGTTACAACAAACCAAAGCGAACCCCTGGGCATTCAAAAAAATCTCATGCGGTCCTCGCAAGGTCGGGCGGCAACCCGCCAAAAGGGAAACTAATTCGTTTTGGTGAAAAAGGAGCAAGCACTGCAGGTAAACCAAAATCTGGTGAGTCTGATCGTATGAAAGCTAAACGTAAATCATTTAAAGCTCGTCATGCTAAAAACATTGCTCGTGGACCCTTAAGCGCAGCGTATTGGGCTAATAAGGTTAAGTGGTAATAATGGAGGACAAATTGTTAGAAGCGGTTCGAAAACACGCAGAAGGCCATGTGGCTAAGCACGTGGCAAACATTGAGGTTTATTTAAACAATCCTGTTGGTATTGGTGAGCATAGTGATATTATTGATGCTATTGAAACTGAGCTAAGCAGTATGGCTAAGTGGCATGAAAAACTAGAAATGCTTGACATATACATTATGGAGGATAAGGATGGCTGTAAATGCGGCAGGTAACTACACGAAACCGACAATGCGTAAAAACTTGTTTAACAGAATTAAAGCAGGCAGTAAAGGCGGTCGTCCAGGCCAATGGTCGGCACGAAAGGCGCAGATGCTTGCTAAAAGGTATAAAGAGAATGGTGGAGGCTATAGAGATTAAAAATGAAAAAGCCATCGCAAAAGAGTCTAAACAAATGGACTTCTCAGAAGTGGCGAACCAAAAGTGGTAAACCCTCTACACAAGGCCCGTTGGCTTCTGGAGAGCGTTATATGCCAGCTTCAGCTGTGGCTAGTCTCTCGTCAGCAGAACACGCTGCTACCACTAGGGCTAAGAGAAAAGCTACAAAAGCAGGAAAACAATTTAGTAAACAACCTAAAAAGGTTGCAAGCAAAGTAAAACGACATAGAACGTAAACCCAGGAGTGGTAAATGTCTAGATTTGTACAAGAAACACATAAACAAAAAGATGCTAAGAAACCTCAAGCTGCATTACCTAAGGCTGGTTCTTATGATTTAAAAGCTTTAGAAAAAGCTAAGCCTATATATTCAGGTACTGGAGGGAAAAGGTAATGGAACCCGAAGGATACAAAGAGGTTGTTAGTGATGAACAACTAATTAGCATGGTAGAATCTGGTGTTCAGAACTCTACTGGCGATTGGTTAAACTCATCTGAACTAGCACGAGAAAGATTAAAAGCTACTTACGAATATGCAGGAGTAGCTGACTACCACTTATCACCTCAGGGTGTTAGCACAATTGTAGACACATCTACAACAGAAGTAGTTGAAGCTTATACAGCTGTCTTATCTGATCTGTTTCTTACAAATAAAAGACTAGCAAGATTTATGCCTTGGGATAGTTCACCTTCAGCAATTCAAGCTGCTAAAGATGCTTCTGACATAACTAACTATTGTTTGTTTAAAAAGAACAATGGGTGGGAGCTTATACAACAGTGGATGAAAGCAGCATTACTATGGAAGAATGCTGTGTGCCGTTGGGGATATGTTGAAGATTACGACTATATGTTTGAAGAGTATGAAAAGATTAGTCAACCAAATCTTGATAAACTATTATCAGAAGATGGTGTTGAAGTTGTAGGTGATTTAGAGTTTGAAAACGTATTTGAACCAATGGATACATTTAATGAACAACCCGAAGCAGAGCTTATGTATATTGATGTTCGTATTCGTAAACGTATTAATAAGTCTCGTGTTAAAGTAGAATTAGTTCCACCAGAAAACTTTCGTATATCAAGAGATGCTACTTGTATAACTGATGCAGCTTTTGTTGGTATGCAGACAGAAATGACAAGATCAGAAATCCGTAAGTACTATCCTGAAATGGCTGATAGTATTGATTCTTGGGATGAGCTTGGAGATGATACATGGTCAGGTAGTTTAAAATACTCTCAAGACATTGCAGCACGTAAACAAGTTACAGGTCAAGAGTATACTCAAGGATCTTTGCAGCAGGAAACCACACCACTAGAAGCTAATCGTGAAGTGGCTGTTACAGAGTGCTGGATGCATGTTGATCGTGATGGTGATGGTATTGCAGAATTAAAACACTTTATTATAGCAGGATCTCACATCTTATATGAAGAAGATTGTGATGAAGTCCCAATGGCTTCCATTGTCCCTATTGATATTCCGTTTGAATTTTATGGTTTATCAATGGCAGATTTTACACGTAGTTCTACATTGGCATCGACCGCTATCCTACGTGGCTTTGTAGAGAATACCTATCTCACTAATTATTCGCCTAAACTGGCTGATCCTAATGTGGTAGACTTCTCTGCATTGCAGAACATGAAGCCTAAACAAATCATACCAACTAATGGTAGCCCTGTAGGTGCTGTTCAACAGCTACCCCCTGAAACAATTTCAACAGGAACTGTACCATTGCTTGAGCATTTGCAAATGATTAAAGAACAGGCTACTGGTATGTCTAAAGCTGCTCAAGGGCTTAATGACACGTTATATGTGTCAGGTAACTCTGAGCAAAAACTATCGGCGGTTCAGTCTGCTGCACAAAAACGTATTCAACATATTGCTCGTAGGTTTGCTGAAACAGGATTTAAACGTCTTTTGTCTGGTATTTATTCTACAATGCGTAGTAATATAAAAGGTAATATGAATTATAATATTGCAGGTGCATTTAAGTCTATTAATATGGAATCACTTCCTTCAACTATGGATTTAGAAGTTTTATTAGATATTGGTGAAAACTCTAATACTTCTATGATTTCTAAATATAGTAAAATTGGATTAGAGATTTTACCATCACTTAATCAACAAGGTGCAGGTATGATTATAAAACCAGAAGCGCCAGCTATTCTTGCTACTAAATTAATTGAAGCAATGGATGTAGATAGTAATGACTTTTTAGAAGATTATAATACAGAAGACTTTAAACAAAAAGCTGCTAAAGCAATTCAAAATCAACAACAAAAAGCTCAAGCAGAACAAGCATTACAACAACGTAAGGTTGAAGCTGAAGCTGCGTTATCAGAAGCAAATGTTATTTATACTGGTGCTCAAACTAAAAACACTATGGATGATAACTCTAAACAGCTTGCAGTATCTATTGATAAACATTTTCAAGAATGGGCAGATCTTCAAATTAGAGCAACTAAAGAGGGTGC